ATGACGAATTCCGACACGCACCTTCCGCCCCGGATCGTCGCTGCCGTCGCGACCTTCGGCAACTGCCTTGTTCTGGACGAACCAGAGGCTTGGCTCCGATCGCTGCCAGCCCTAAAGCGCCGTCTCGAGCCGCGAGAGCTTGCGAGTATCGCCTTCGCAGCTTTGCGCGCCCTGGACCCTGAGCTGCGCGAAGACACTGTACGTGCGGCGCTTTTCGACGTCAGTGCCGGGTACCCTCTTCCGTGCTTCACCTCGCCGCTGTCTGACGCCAGGTGGTGGGCAGGCAATGCGTCCCGCGACGAGCTGAAGGCATACAGCCTCGCTGCCTTCGAGGCGATGCAGCCGCGCGACCAGTCCGCATTCCTCTCGCATGTAGCAGGGGAGCAAGCGGCATGACGGAGCAAGAGCTTGACGAAATCCTGACCTTCCGCTGGCCCGCTGTTGTGCGCCGCGTAATGGCCGAAGAGTCCGACGATTGGTTGAAGGGCTTCGTGCGATCCATTGCCCGACACGGCAAGCGCAAGAGTTGGACACCCTCACATAAGCAAGAAGCGCTTATGCGGCAGCTGCTGGCCGAACAGCACCAGCCGAGAAGCCCTCAGCTCGACCTGATTGAACGCGAAGGAGGTTACTCTAACGCCTGACCTTTGAGCCGTGTCACGGACGGTTCAGACGGTGGCATGACACGGATAGCGGCCTACCACGGGGCGCGCGCACAGGCCAACCCGAGCCCGAAAGGTCGAACGGGGCGCGCCGGGGGCAGGAAACGCCCTCGCAAGTAGCGACCAAGCAGCACGCGGTTTCCCCTGCGACGTGCGGCGCCCGACGCGACGGCCCGGCTCCGCCGAGCAAGACCGCGAGGGGCATGGGACCAACCCTGGCCGAGTTGCCGGGGCTGGTCGCCCTATGCCCTTCGCTCAGACCCTCACCACCGAGCATGAGGCTCGACATGACGCGAAACACAGAGAGAGACACGACGATGAACGAACAGAGCAACACATTCACCACCGAGCGGAAGATCGCGCAGGCCGAGCACGCCGCTGGATTGGTAGGCGCTGCACTCGCGCAGATCGCAGAAGATCACGACCTGGACGCCGAATGCCTACTGGGCGGTGCGCAAGCAGAGATCACTCGCCTGATTGCTGCTGAGCTGGACGCTGACGAAGCGATCGCTTGCCACCTTCGGGCGGCGCAATGGCTGATCATGGTCAACCCGACCTGCCGCCACGCGCTGGCCAGCCTTCCCCAAGCGGGGCGGTGCTGATCGCGCGGGTCCTTCCCGGACCTATCGCTCGGGGGTAATTCGCGCCCCGGCATTTCAGTCGGCGCAACGTTTGCTAAGGGGTTAAAAAACATGAGGCTTTTGAGTGAATTACCCCTGGAAGGGGACGCGGTGCACCGGATTGGCGGGGCCGATCTGTGCAAGCTCCTGGACCTTTCGCCCCCCGCCCTCACTGACCTCAAGAAGCGAGAGATTGCCGTGCATCTGGCCCATGACGTCTACGACCTCGAGGAAACCGTGCGGCGCTACGTGGTGCACCTGCGCGGCATCGCGGCGGGATGGGGCACGGCGGACGAAGCGGCCAAGCTCACCGCCGAGCGGGCACGCCTTGCCAAGGAACAGGCAGACGCCCAGGCGATGAAAAACGCGACCTTGCGCGGCGAGCTGGTCAAGGCGGCGGACGTGGAACGCGCCTGGGCGGATATCCTGCGCAACCTGCGCGCCCGAATCCTCGCCGTCCCGGCCCGCGTCCGCCCCGTTCTAAACCTCGATCACGCGGGCACCGACGCGCTCGATCGAGAGCTGCGCACCGCCCTCGAGGAGCTTGGCCGTGGAGATTGAACCCGTCGCAGCCCGCGCCCTGCGCGCCCTGGTCCCGCCACCGCGCCTGCGGCTGTCGGAGTGGATCGAGGCCCAGGTCGCCTTGCCCGAAGGTGTCAGCGCGCAGCCCGGCCCGGTGCGCCTCTGGCCCTTCCAGCGCGAGATTGCCGACGCAATCGGAGATCCTGCCCTCGAGCGCGTGACCCTGGTCAAGCCGGTGCGTGTCGGCTTCACCACCCTCCTGACCTCGGCCGTCGCGTCTTTCGTCGCCAATGAACCGGCCCCGATCCTCTGCCTTCTGCCCGCTGAGGCCGATTGCCGGGATTACATGGTCTCAGACGTGGAACCGATCTTTTCCGCCTCGAGGGTGGTGGCCGAGGCCCTGGGCGATGATCGCGATGAAGCCGGGCGCAACACGCTCCTGTCGCGGCGCTTTCCGGGCGGGTCGCTCAAGGTGGTCGCGGCCAAGGCCCCGCGCAACCTGCGCCGCCACAACGTCCGCGTCCTGTTCATCGACGAGGCGGACGGGATGGAAGCCACCGCCGAGGGCTCGCCGATCCTGTTGGCCGAGCGCCGCACACTGTCCTTCCCCGATCGCAAGATCGTCATGGGCTCGACCCCGGTCCATGACGAGACAAGCCACGTCCTGCGCGCCTACGCGCAATCCGACGCCCGCGTCTTCGAGGTGCCATGCCCGAGCTGCGGCACCTTCCACGAAATCACCTGGGCGGAAATCATCTGGGACGAAGGCAAGCCCGACACGGCGCGCTGGCGCTGTCCGCATTGCGAGGCCGAGATCGAGGAACGGCACAAGCCCGCCATGGTCGCGGCGGGCAAGTGGCGCGCGACACGGCCCGAGGTGCGCGGCCATGCCGGGTTTAGGCTCAACGCCCTGGTCAGCCTTCACGTGAACGCCTCCTGGGCGCGGCTGGCGACGGAATGGATTGGGGCCAAGGATGACCCGACCACCTTGCAAACCTTCGTCAACACGATCCTCGGCCAGGGCTGGCGTGGCGACGGTGAAGAGCTGGCCGAGGATGATCTGGCCGCGCGGGCCGAGGATTGGGGCCTCGAGGCCGTGCCTGCGGACGTGCTGGCGCTCACCATGGGCGTGGACGTGCAGCACGATCGCCTCGAGTGCACGCTTGTCGGATGGGCCGAGACCGGCACCGCCTTTGCGCTTGGGCATCGCGTGATCTGGGGCGAGTGGGACGATCCCGACACCTGGTCGCAGCTCGACCAGCTCCTGGGCGAACGCTTCCCCCATGCCCTGGGTAGCAAGATCGCGATCGACGCCACGGCGGTCGACGCGGGCGACGGGACAACGATGAACGCGGTGACCGCCTTCGCCCGGCCCCGGACCCGGCGCAAGGTAGTCGCGATCAAGGGTGCGGCGGGCAACCGGCCCCTGATCGAGCGCGCCGGATCGAAAACGAAGACCGGCGCGCGGCTTTGGATTGTCGGGGTCGATACCGCGAAAACCCAGATCTTCGCGCGCCTCACGCGCGGCGGCACCATCCGCCTCTCTGCCGATTTGCCTCGAGTTTGGCACGAACAAGTGGCCAGCGAGCGGGCGGTGCTGCGGTATCGGCGCGGCCAGCCGGTGCGAAGCTTTGAGCGCATCCCCGGTCGCCGGGCTGAGGCGCTGGACTGCCTGGTCTACGCCCTCGCCGCGCGGCAGCTGATCAACCCCAACTGGGGCGAGCGGCGCGACCAGCTGGCCCAGGAGGCAAGACCCGTGCGCCGAGCTGGCCCGGTGTTGAAATCATCCTGGATGGGGAGGTGAGATAAGGCAGGGCGCGCCTTGGCCCCTTGGTCGGCACCACAAGCGCCCCCGTTACTCGGCGAGTGGGAAAACCCCGAGAGTGCGCGGCTTCAGCTCCTTGAAGCGCGGCGCACTACCGCGACCAATTTTGCCCCAAGATATCATCGAACCAGCGCTCGACCTCATAGTGCGGCCCGGCAGTGCAACGGAAATCCATGCACCCGGGCTGTTTGGCTTTTGCAAATTCGAGATATTGCCAGAAGTCCAGCAGGCCGTGCTGGTCTTTTTCTGGTTTGACGTCCCGCAACCATTCCGAAATCAGATATCGGTGCAGGCTCTCGGCTTCTGCTTTTTTCATGGATTATCGCCTTTCTTTAGCCGCACCCCTGCGCCGCCGCCGTTCTCCGCAATGAATTCGACGCCTGCGGTCTCGAGGGTGGCGCGGATTGCCTCGAGGGTTCGATCGTAGGGCTGACGCTCGCCGGACTCAAAGCTCGCAATTGTGCGCTTAGCAACGCCCGACAATGCCGCGAGGGTGTCCTGTGAAATCCCAAGAAGGGCACGTGCCGCCCGACATTGCGCGTCTGTCATGTTTTACCTTGCATCAATAGTGCAATCTGCGCTAATCGTGCAGCATTGCCCTAATTGTGTAACCCAAACCGGAGACCCAAACAATGACCAAAGACCCCGCCTGCGGGACCGGTACTGCCATGCCGAACGCCCGCCCTTACATCCCTTTTCCAATCTATGGCCCCGAATGCGCCGACGACACCGCCACAAGCCCGTCACGCCGTGCTCACCAGCTCTACAGCATGTGCCGCGTGCTGCTTGCCGCGTCAGATACCAATCTAACCATGGAACCCGAAGTTGGCGGCCACATCGAGGTCATGACGCAGCTTGCCGACGAACTGCGCCAAAAGGTAGATGACATAGACCCAAACCGGTGGGTTTCGGCGCCATGACCGCAAAGCCCGTCTGTGAGATGATCCCGCAAACCTACCAGATCATCCAACTGGTCGCCGCCGCCCGTCAGCTGGCCATGACCAGCCAGATGGGCGGCACCGACAGTCCGGTCGAGACCTGCGGCCAGATCGAGGCGATCCTTGCAGCCGTCGCGCCGCTGTTGACTGAGAATCTGGATACGCTCGAGGTTTGCGGGAACCCGAAGAATGCGTTGGATTTTTAAATGGGTGGCACCACCTAGCCTGAAAAAATGGGTTGACCGAGTAACTATTTTCCATAATGGTTGCATCGTATACCCATTTGGAGTTGGCCATGCGCATCAGTGAGCTTAGCAAAGTGACGGGCATCCCGCTCGCAACCCTCAAAGACCTCCGGCACCGTGAGATTTTGCAGCTCGCTGTTTCGACCGGCTTGGAAAAACCTCCCGAGGGAAGGTCATGGGGGCAGTTTTCGGTGCCTGCGGCGATCATTGTTTTTGCTGCGAAGGAGGTGCGCGAACAGTACGGAATGGGATGGAATGAGGCTGTTTCCTTCGCAAGAAACGCCCTTGCCCAAGTGCGCTGGCCTGTGGATGGCGCCCAGGTTTCCGCCAAATTCTTCGATCTGAACGGCGTGCCGGAAGAAGTATGGGTCGGACGGTTTGAGTTTAGCGAAGGAACCGCTTTTCATGGAAAGTGGAACGCTGACAACTGGAATTGTTTTGCTTGTGTTTTGCCCGACATTGGCGACCAGCAGGCCAAAATCACTGCCAAACTGCGAGATGCGCTTGGCAATGAAGCGCCCGCTGATGTCGCTCCGACATCGTGTCTCCTAATGAACGCATCGCGCTTGCTCAGAGACTTTAGGGAAAGCATGTGTAAGCATGGGCTTTGGTCGGAATGACTGCATTTTTCCGCCTCTCTCGGCAGGTCCGTCGCGCCAGCGCGCGCTGGATGGGCAAGATGGAACGCCGCTCCGGCATCGAGGCCGGTGGCGGTGGTCGCCGGTGGGACGGCGCATCGGTGATTGCCAATCCGCAATCCTCGACGCTCGCCGCGCGCCACGCGGCCAAGGCCCGATCGACCGCCGCCTATCTCAACACCCCGCACGGCCAGCGCATTGTCGAGGCTTGGGTCTCGGCCCTGATTGGCAAGGGCTACCAGGTCCGATCTGGGCACCCTGACCAAGGTATCGCGCGCGGGCTGAATGACGACTTCGAGGCGCTAATCGCCCTGCACCTTGCCCTAGTCGCCCGCTCGCTTGTCCGCGACGGCGAGGCCTTTGTGCAGATCATCACCGCCGCCGATGGCACCCTGCGCCTCAAGGTGATCCCGGCAGACCAGATCGACCCGGCCCTGACCCGCGAGCTGGCCGGTGGTGGCCGGATCATCGCGGGCATCGAGTTCGACGCCTCCGACCAGGCGGTCGCCTTCCACGTGTTGCGCGAGGCCCCCGGCGCCCCGTTCTCGACCTTTGGCGAAGCGGTGCGCATCCCCGCAATCGACATGCTGCACATCTTCGACCCGCTTTTCCCTGGTCAGGTGCGCGGCCTGTCATGGCTTGCCCCGGTGCTCCTGAAACTGCGCGACCGGGACGAAGCGTCCGACGCGCTCCTGATGCAGCTCAAGACCGCAAGCTTGGTCACGGGCTTTGTCCGCGACACTGAGGGCGGCACGGCAGGCTTCGAGGGCGAAGAAAGCGACGGCCAGCTGAATGTCAGCCTCGAGCCGGGTGCAATGCGCATCCTGCCCCCCGGCGCCGATGTCACCTTTTCCAATCCGGGTTCCGGTCTGGCCCAGGCGGTCGAGTTCCTGCGCGCCCAGGATCGAGAGATTGCCGCCGGGGTCGGCCTGACCTTCGAGGCCCTGACCGGTGACCTGGGCGAAGCGAATTACTCGAGCGCCCGCGTGGGCCTCCTGGAGTTCCGCCGCCGCGCCGAGATGCTGCAACGCACCCTGATCGAGGGCCAGCTCCTGCGCCCGCTCTGGCGGCGCTGGATCGACACCATGGCGCTGGCCGGGTCGATCCCTTCCGCCGATCTGGCGGACTATCGCAGCGTTCGATTCGTGCCGCCCGGCTGGCAATGGGTCGATCCGCAAAACGAGGTCGCCGCCGATGTGCTGGCGATCGAGGCGGGCCTGAAATCCCGCGAGGAAGTGGTCGCCGGACGGGGCCGCGATATCGACCAGCTCGATGAGGAGCGCGCCCGCGACCCGGGCCGAGAGGCAGGAGACCAAGCCGCATGACAAGCGTCTACCAAGAAATGGGCATCTTGAACCGATGGCAAAACATGGATTTGCGGATCGACTTTCATGAAGCCGAACCCGCCGGAATCGCCTTGCACGTTTGTGACGTTGTCGGTGTACCAGGGACGGCATCTGAAGGGAGAGCGCCCCGCCCTTGTTTTTTTGGGGCGATCTTCGACGCCTACAATTCTGAGCCTATTGGCGAAGTAGGACCCTGGACGGCGGAAGATGCAGCGATTGCTGTAGAGATCACCGCAAGGCGATTTGGGCTGAAGGTCTTGAAGCCGATTTGGCATTCGCAGATTGCGGACCAACGGTTTGCCTTCGCCGATCCGAAGAAAATCGCTCAGCTGTCGAGGGTTTCATGACCGTTCACATTCGCAGCCTGACGCCGCAACCGACCACGGTGGACCTCGAGGCCCGGACGGTTGAGGCAATCGTTTCGACCTTTGCGGACGTCGAGCGCGGCGGCTTTGTCGAGCGCCTTGATCGAAGCGGGATGGACGATTCCCGCATGAAAGGTGCGCCGGTCCTGGACGCCCATCGGGCAGGCTCGACCCGAGACCAGCTCGCCGTGGTCGAGGCTTACGAAATGCGCCCCGAAGGCCTTTGGGTGCGCATCAAGTTTCGCAATAACGACACCGCCCGCACCATTCTCGGCGATATCGCCGAGGGCACCGTGCGCAACCTATCCATCGGCTACACCGTGGCCGAGTGGCGCGAGGAACGCGACGGAAATCGCCGCGTCCGAGTCGCAACCCGGTGGACGCCCCTCGAGGTGTCCATCGTCCCTGTCCCGGCTGATCCGGGCGCACACTTTCGAAATGGAGCAACCGCAATGGAAACCGAAGAGCAGACGGTCGAGCGGCAGACCGAGACGGCGACGGAAACCCGCGCCGCGATCAACGCCGAAATCCGCCAAACCGCCGACACGGCGGGCCTGACCCGCGCCTGGGCCGACGAACAGATCGACGCCGGCGCAACGGCTGAAGAGGCCGCCCGCGCTGCGATCGAGGCAATGGCCGCGCGCAGCGCCCAGGCCACGACCCGGTCACAACGTGCCCAGATTTCCGTCGATCACACCGATCCGACCGTGGTTTCCGGGTACGCCGGTGAAGCGCTCTACGGCCGCGCGCATCCCGACCACAAATTGAGCGCCGAGGCACGGCCCTGGGCGCATATGACGATCCCCGACCTCGCCCGTGACTGTCTGCGCCGCGCAGGTGTCACCGCGACGGGATTGGCGACGGAAACGATCATTTCCCGCGCGCTCCACACCACGTCCGACTTTCCGCTGATCCTCGGCGACACGGTAGGCCGGGAGCTGCGCCGGGGTTACCAGGCCGCGCAATCGGGCGTCCGGGCACTTGCACGCCAGACCACCGCACGGGACTTCCGCGACAAGCGGTCCCTTATGCTCGGCGAGGGTCCGATGCTCGAGAAGGTCAACGAGGGCGGCGAGTTCAAATACGGGACGGTGGACGAGTCAGGCGAAACCTACAATCTCAGCACCTACGGCAAAATCCTGTCCGTTTCGCGCCAGGCCATGGTCAACGACGATCTGGGGGCCTTCTCTCAGATCGCACCGAAGATGGGCACAGCCGCAGCGAGTTTCGAGGCGAAGCAGCTGATCGAGCTGATTGAGAGCAACCCGGCCATGTCCGACGGTCTGGCCGTGTTTCACGCTGATCATGGGAACCTCGCGGCTGCGGCGGGTGTCATCAATGTCAGCAGCACCTCGGCGGCACGGGTCGCTATGTGGCGCCAGACCGGCCAGTCGGGCCAGCTGATCGCGGTCACGCCGCGCTACATCCTGGTCCCGCCCGAGCTGCAAACCGTCGCCGAGCAGCTGGTCGCGGAGATCCGCGCCACCAAGGTCGAGGACGTGGTGCCCTTCGCCGACATCGACGTGGTGGTCGATCCCTACCTGACCGACACCACCGCCTGGTATGTGGTCGCAAATCCGGCCCAAATCGACGGCATCGAGTACGCCTATCTCGAGGGTGCCCCCGGCCCCCAGATCGAGACGCGGGCAGGCTTCGAAGTCGATGGCGTACAGATCAAGGTGCGCCTCGACTTTGGCTGCGGCTGGATCGATCACCGCGGCTGGTACAAAAACGCGGGCGCATGATGGCAATCCAGCTCTCAGAGCTTGAGACAATGCGCGACACCTTGGTCCGGAACCGGGCCAAAGGTGTCCGCACGCTCGAGATAGGCGGCGAAAAGGTCCAGTTCGGATCAGACTACGAAATGTCGCGAGCGATCGCCGACCTCGAGGCGCGCATCCGCCGCGCATCGGGACAAACCAGGCCGCGCAGCGTGGCCGTCAGGACCTCCAAGGGGCTTTGAGCGATGGGCCGCCCTGCACCCATATTCGCGAGCGAGAAAACAGCGGCGGCGCTTTTAGATATGAAGCCCGTCGAATTCCGGTCGCTTGTGGAGCGCGGGGTGTTGCCGCAACCACATGATATTCATGGTTTCACCCGTTGGCGTGTCTCGGAAATTGAAGCGATTGGGAACGGGTCGGCGATGGATAGCGAGGAATTCGAGGTATGAAAAAGCCTGATCTGCCCCATGTCGAGGCAAAAACTGTTAAAGGGCGGACCTACTTCTATTTCCGGCTGGATCGGGGCGGCAAAGTCACAAGGCATCGCCTGCCGGATAACCCAGATACCGAGGAATTCGCGACCGCCTACTGGGCAATCCGATCCGGACGCAAGAAGGCCCTGCCGAAGACCACATGGCACTTATTGGTAACAGAATTCTACCAAACGCCCGGCTATCTCAGCAAAGCCAAGGGCACGCGGGAAAACTACCGCCGCCACTGCGAGGCAATCCGGGAAAAGAACGGAAACAAGGATGTGCGACTGTTCAAGCGCAAGCACGCCTTGGCTGTCCAGCGGGCCTTGCAGGACACATGGTCAAAAGCCAATGAGCGCATCGCAGTCCTGTCGATTCTATGCAGGCTGGCCGTCGATCTAGAATGGATCGACCGCAATCCGGTAGTCGACATCCCAAAACTGACCGGCGGCGAATACGAACCTTGGCCCGACGCCAAGCTGGACGCGTTCAAGCGGTATTGCGACCGCCACGGGCTGATCGACGCGCGCACGATCTATGAACTGTGCGTGGGCACCGGCCAGCGGATTGGCGATTGCGTCCAGATGGAATGGGATGACTTCGACGGCGAATACATGGCCGTGGTGCAGGACAAGACCGACGCAAAGCTTGAAATCTACTGCCCCGCACGCCTGCAAACTTATCTGGCCACCCTACCCCGCAAAGGGCGGCACATCATGGCAAAGAACCTGACCGAACACATCGGCAAGCGTGCCGCTCAGAAGGCCGTAGAGGACGTTAGGGCAGCCTTGGGCATCATGCACGGGGCAAACCGCCTGGTGCCCCACGGGTGGCGTTACACAGCGGCGGTGCAGTTATCCGACGCCGGATGCAGTGACGCAGATATTCAGGCTGTTACGGGCCACAAAACGATGGAGATGGTCCGCAAGTATCGTGCGCGCCGGGATCAAAAAGTGGCTTCGAAGCGCGCACAGCAACGGCGCGACCGCTGAGAACGGAACAAGCACAGAACAAGAATCTGCGAAATAGACTGCGAAACCCACAAGCAACTGACAGGAGGCCACAGCGACGATATGGAAGAAAACTGTTTGGAAACAATATGGTGCGGGTGGAGGGACTTGAACCCCCACGCCTTGCGGCGCCAGAACCTAAATCTGGTGCGTCTACCAATTTCGCCACACCCGCATCGCGCGCTGCATTAGCAGAGCTTTTTGAGAGTTGCGAGGGGGAATTTGCGCCCCCCGCGTCTGCTCAGACCGCAGCCTCGACCGCCGCCACGATATCATCGACCACCGCCCGCATCAGATGCTCGTCTTCGGCCTCGGCCATGACACGGATCAACGGCTCGGTGCCGGATTTGCGGATCAGGACCCGCCCCGTTTTGCCCAACCGCGTCTCGCCATCCGTGATCGCGGCTTGCACGCTGTCGATTTCAAGCGGCGCTTGCCCGACACCGTATCGGACGTTTTTCAACAGTTGCGGAACCTTCGTGAAATTCTTCGCCAATGCGCTTGCGGGTTTATCGGTGCGCACCATCTCGGCGAGGAATTGCAGCCCCGCGATCAGGCCATCGCCCGTGGTGGCATAGTCGGTCATCACGATATGGCCCGACTGCTCACCGCCGAGGTTCAGGCCCTTCTGCCGCATGGCTTCGACCACGTAGCGGTCGCCCACCGGGGTGCGGTGCAGCGCGATATTGCGATCTGCCAAATAGCGTTCCAGCCCGAGGTTCGACATGACCGTTGCGGCCAGCGTGCCGCCCTTCAGGCGCCCCTCCTCGGCCCAGCGGTTCGCGAACAATGCCATGATCTGGTCGCCATCGGCCACCATGCCGTTTTCGTCCAGCAAGATCACCCGGTCGGCATCCCCATCAAGGCAGATGCCCACATCGGCCCGCACTTCGCGGATCTTGGCCGCTGCCGCCTCGGGCGCGGTCGAGCCCACGCCGCGGTTGATATTCGTCCCATCAGGCGACACCCCAAGCGGGATGATATCGGCGCCAAGCTCCCACAGCACGTCGGGCGCGGCGCGGTAGGCCGCCCCATTGGCGCAATCCAAGACCACCCGCAAACCATCAAGCCGCATCCCGTCGGGGAATGTCCGCTTGACGCGCTCGACATAGCGGAAACGCCCGTCGTCGATCCGTTTGGCGTTGCCGATGTTCTCGGCATGCGACAGCTCGAACTCGCCAAAAACCAATTCTTCGATCTTTGCCTCGGCCTCGTCGGAAAGCTTGAACCCGTCCGGCCCGAAAAACTTGATCCCGTTATCGGTGGCCATGTTGTGGCTGGCCGAGATCATCACGCCGACATCCGCCCGCATCGACGGCGTCAACAGACCCACGGCCGGGGTCGGGACAGGACCAAGCAACAGCACATTCATACCGGTCGAGGTGAACCCAGCGGTCAGGGCATTCTCAAGCATGTAGCCGGATCGGCGTGTATCCTTGCCAATCACCACACGATGCGCCCGGCTGTGATCGCGTCGGAAATAGCGACCGGCCGCCGCCCCCAACCGCAGCGCCATTTCCGGGGTCATCGGGTACGTGTTCGCCCGACCACGCACGCCATCGGTGCCAAACAGTTTACGTGTCAT